TCGCAATTTTATTAAGCGTCCGAGTGTGGAACGACGAGCATAATCAACCTCTGAGAAGACTCTTGGAGAATTGGTGTGCTATGACGGGAAACATTTGGATGCTGAATCGGATGGAGCTCTGGGCGAAAGGCCCGAGAGACGTTCGAGATAAGGGGACGACGGTCACACCTTCCGGGGAGTTAATCTCCGGAGGAGTCGACCTTGTGGATTGGCTTCCACAGGTAGGCAAGAAGGTAGGTAGTACTTGGCAACATTTTCTCGGGAAATTAGGGTTCAAGAAAGAAGCCGCCGGGAAAGTTAGAGTTTTCGCTATGGTTGATTGTTTTACACAGTGGGTAATGGACCCATTGCATCAAGCAATCTTCCAACTCTTGCGGGTCATCCCGCAGGATGGTACACACGATCAGGTAAAACCGCTTGATCGTTTGCTTGAGCGTCAGAGAGAATTGAGGGACAAGAATCGGCCTCCTGGTGATACCCATAAGGGGAAATCACGGGGTCGTGCACTGTCTCGCGAAACTTTCGGATTGTTCTCGTTCGATTTGTCGTCTGCGACGGATCGTTTACCGCTGGTCTTCCAGAAAGTGCTTCTCTCGCCCATTTTAGGGGCGTGGGGAGCAGAAGTATGGGGATCCCTATTAGTTGCTCGCGATTACCTGTATACCCGAAAAGATGAATTCGGGTTGAAAGGTGGATCTGTTCATTACAGAACAGGGCAACCAATGGGGGCCTTATCTTCCTGGGCCATGTTAGCGTTAACTCACCATTGCATAGTGCAGTGGGCCTGGTTTAATGTATGCAAGAAGGGCTTCGGAATTTGGTCTTGGTACCGGGACTACGCCGTCTTAGGTGATGACGTAGTAATCCTGGGACGCCAAGTAGCAAAGGAGTATGTTAGATTGATGACCGCATTGGGCGTTCAGATATCGATGCATAAGTCTTTGGTTTCTACAACCGGGTTGGGACTCGAGTTCGCGAAACGTACTTTCCTGAGAGGAGAGGACGTAAGCGCGGTACCTCTGCCCGAGCTTCTCGTCGCACGGCAAAACATGCCTGCGCTGATGGAGCTCTGTCGGAAGTATAAAATGACTTTGGGACAGTATTTGTCGTTCCTGAAGTTTGGCTATCGAGCCAAAGGAGGAGCAACAGCTCACCTTTGGAGAATCTCGAAACGGTTGAGAAACTACTTGGTTGCTTTCTATTCTCCATCCATGCCTGCCTCTCCAGGACTTGTTCAATGGTTATCTATGCGCACAATAGGTAGCTATTACAAGTCTTCGAAGGCAAAGCTGGATGCCCTTCTCAACCAACTGATCACGAATGAGCGAAAGGTTCTTCTTGAGATGTTGGATCGATTGCAACCACTCGTTTCGGAAGCGAAGCGA